CATCGGTCGGCTTTGCTAGTTTTACCCATTCGTCTAGTAGTGCCATTGATTTTCATATTAAAACTCCCACCCAGATATTTTTATTCCTTGTGTTCTTACGGGTGCTTGCTCTCCTGCGCCAATAACTTCAACAAATGCCTGTACATCTGAATTATATGCCTTGTCCCACATCACCCATTGCTCGTTACCTAGCGTTTGAAGATACGTTGAGGCTACCTTCTTCGCCAGAATCCGATAGTCTAGGGTTTCTGGGAACGAAAAGGTGTCGGTGACACTGGCGACCTCTGTCGGTGCGAGGAAATAGAAAATCTTAATCGCATCTTCTCCTGTCGTGGTGGGGGTGGGAGCTATCTCGAACCAATCTCCACGATAATCGAAAATGGGTTGATCGGATGGTTGGTTCTTCTTGAGATACTCCCAGCTCGTATTTCCTTGAAGGTTAGAGCTATCCACCTGCGCGGCTTCTACGTAAAGGCTAGGGTTATTTACATCCGTGAGGTTTACTTGAATGTTCTTGAGAAGCCACATATCCGAAGGGAAGAGAAACTTCCCCGGCTGAGAACCTCCCACTATTTCTACGGAAGTAATACTCCTCTCTGATTCTTGGATGAATAAATCCTTTCTTGTTTCGGTAAACTTTCTTCGCAAGTCAAAAATCGCATCATTGGTGAATGAGATTCCGTTTGCGTTTGTGAGACCATTGCTATCGGTCTTCGCAAGAACGCGGGCATAGCTGATTACATCGCTGACTGCTACGTTAGACATACATGATGAGCCATTCAAGGCTCGCACTAACCCCCGATTACTCGGAGGCTAGGCGCAAACCCTCAAGGGTTAGGACGAGACGGCCGTTTCATAACGGACAATTCTGTACGCGGATGAAGTATCCTCGAAACGAGTTGAACCGATACCTGCCTTTGCACCAATAGAGGTGTAAAGGAACAAGGCATTGTTTGAGTCAGGCGAGGTTACAATCTCCGGTGTCGGAGCCTGAAACCATCCCCATCCAAACGATTCATGTCCCAAGAACATCATCGGATACACCGTGACAGTCGAACTAAAGGTTTGAACGTTAGCGCTCTCAAGGATTCTCGCACCCCTGAAATCACCTACAGTACCTTTAATCAAGTTGTCAACGGAAGTATACCTGCCCAAGTCTGAGTAGCTTCCTGCGTTCGTGTTATTCATCAAATCATACGTCTGATTTGGATGAGCCACTGCCGCATAAAGGTCGCCAAACATAGGCATAAGTCCTGCGCTGTTGGTTGTCCGAAGATTTCGGATAGCCTTCAGGTAGGTGACGGTGTCAACGAGGTCTCCTGCTGCCAAGTTCGCACGGGAAGTTTTCCCGCCTGCATAAAGCACGCCGTTCGTGCCTCCTACAACGGTGGTCTGCAAGGCGTTGTCAATCTGACGAGCCAATGCGAACTTCACCTGACGAACCGCGGCATCAATCACTTCGATTGCCGAATTACGCACAAGAACATCAGATACCTGCACCAAAAGTCCGTACTGAGAAATTCCAGAAGAATACGAAGTCGAACCCCAAGTGGTAGATGCCGGATTAACACCCTCTGCGATGGTCGAAACCGACGCAGTGGCGATCTGGCTCGTCTGAGGAAACGTGAGCTGATGAAATCCTTTCGGTACATCCCTCTGCGCCCCAAGACGGGTGAGCTGCAAAATTGGTTCAAGCGTTCGCACTTCTGCAGTCACGTAGTTGATGAGAACTCCTGCTGCCCAAGCGCTAGTTGTGGTTACTGCCATAGGTTAATGGATAATTACAACATTTCCTTAAAAGCGAACTCCCAGCTCATTATTCTGTTCGAGGCGACGAAGCTCCTCTCTCATCTTTGAAGTATCTCCTCCGAATGAGGGGTCGTTCATTGATTTGTCATTGAGCGTGATGTCCGAAGACCCTCCGAACGCAGAAGCTTTCACTTCTTCTCTCGTGGGTGCTACTGACAACTTACCCTTTGCGTTGAGCGTGGACACTATCGCATCCTCTACAGCATATCCAGAAGAAACCTTTTGCTGAATCTCGGACTTATATTCTTCGGCTTGAGGATATTTAGTCTTCATGTCTCCGAAATTTGCCCTGAACTCCGCATCGAGTCTCGCCTTTCTTTCGCTTTCAGCTTTCGCTTCTGCGTCAGAGGCTTTCTTCTTGATTTCGGCTAGTTCCGTTGCTTGTAAGTTTTCTTGATTGTTCGACCTTTGTTGACCGTCACTCACGATGTCCTGTCGGTCGTCCTGACCAGTTATGTTTTCCATAGTGTGTTAAATAGTTCTTCCTTTATTAAATCTCTTGTGGTGGGAATCCCTGCAACGAATATCATCGCAACAGATGGTGAGCGAGCCGGAACCTTTCGGATACTCGAATACGCTAAACATCCTATGCTCGATTACGTCCTCGAAGTCAGTTCCGGGTGGGCAATACGAACACTTGAGTTCTAAACCCTTGTAGTGTTCGCACTCCGTGTACTGGAGTCTTGAGAGAGTGGATTTATTCACTATCCCGCAGAAATCGCACACTCCTCCCCTGATGTTCGGGAACTTCTCCGCTTCCGGGAAACCGGTGTCTACCCTACGCTCTACCGAGAGCGGCTTTTTAGTTTCTACGGTTTCAGTCATTGGATTTGGGGTTAAGTTGTTGTTTGATGGTTTTTTGCTCATTCTCGTATGAAGTGATAAGGCTTGAGAGATTGCTTCTTTCTAGCTCAGAGAGTTGACCTTGAAGGCGATATACCTTTATTGGGTCTGTCTCGTTTGCGAGTTGGCTCTGTAATGACACTCTCCGCGGGGAGAAGATAAGATCGTTCAGATTCTTGAAGTAGATGTTCTTCTGAAGGCCTCTTAGGGACTCCATTATCTTTTCGATGTCGCCGAGGCGATTCTCTAAGAATGGAGCCCTTGGAAGCTCGTTATCTACTTCGTTAAAATCTTGGACAATCTTTTCAATGTTCATTATCTGCCGTGTGATTGGTTGTTTCCGAGCAAGCTGACCGTCGCAGAGCAAAGAGAGGTTCCTGATGCGCCCGTGAAAATCCAGCGCACTCTTCCGACAAGTCCGAGCAACGGAAGTCCGCTCCTTGTGCTTGCGGCAATTGATCCGTTTCCTGGAGAGCTTACCAAAACACCGTCTCCGATGTTCACCGGAATGGTTGCAAACATAGCGTTCGCATTAGTCACCGTGTTATTGAGGGTCTGAAAGTGTACGCAATCGTAAAACGTGGTACCACCGTCATCACTCGTTTGCACAAAGACATCCAAGTTGTTGTTGTTGGTCATCGTCTGCGCAACCAATTTCACCACCAATCCGTCAATGTCATTCGCCGGAAGGGTGAAGGTGTGTTGAACGTTGGCAGTAGCGTTGATACTTGCAGCAAACAATGAAGTTAATGGGTATCTAATCATGTGTGTGGTGTGTTGTTAGTAATACGACCTTTAGTATCCGCCCTTTCTGTTTAATATCCTGTCTGCGGCGGTTGCTAATCTCTTTCGGGATAAAGCAGGGTTTTTTACGCCCTCCTTCTTTTGTTTCTTACTTGGGGGAGCCATTGCTCCCATGTGTTTCTTGTTATCCATAGATTTTTTTCATCGCCTTTTTTGCTTTTCTTCTTCCTTCCACGCCCTTTAGCTTCCCCTTGTTTACCGATGCGTAGAATACCTGTTTTCCTTTCTTTTCTCCGTATTCCTTATACATCGCCTTCATCACTTTTTTTCCCTTAGGGGTGAGCGGCATATTAAATTTGGAAGAAGATTAAGTACGAGTTGACTCCAAACGTACTCATTGAGCTTACCGTGAACACGACTTGCTTATCTGTGCCATTTCCTAACGCCGCGAAACCTCCGTGCATCCTTGATTGCGCTGACGCTCCAGATGAAGAAGCAAGCGCATTTGAATCTGCGTCTCTTAGCAGGAAGTAACTACCGGTAGCCGTAATGGTGGTCGAGGCGGTCTCTACGAACCCCGCATTTGAGAATCTCTCTTGGAACGAGGCTACGATACTTCCTCCTCCCGTGAATGTTCCTACATTAAAGAGCACATTGCACCTAGAAAACATTGTCTTCGCTTCCTGAAGTCCCGTTCCCGTAGTCTCGCCTAGCGTATGAGTAGCCGCGGTAGTGGTAGTTCCGAAGAAGATTATATTTTTTCCGTTCATTGTTTATATTATACCTTTATTTTATCTTTGTGTCACGACCTTTCCTGTCTTTGGGCGCATCTCCTGTGTAAGTGGTACTGCGGCTCCCATCGGTTGTCTCTTTTCTGCCCCGACATTCAGTTGATTCATCTCAGGCGGTTGTTCAGGAGGCATCGCGGCTGCTTGATCCTGTAGCTTCTTTTTCTTCACGGCTAACATCTCTCTGTGCCACCATTCATGCGCGATAACCTCTGCGTTCCTGTTTTCTTGCGCGTGTACATACAGATGCGTCTCGTCGTCGTCTGTCTCTCGTACCTCCGGCAACATTCCCGCTCGCATCATTTCGTTCTCTCTTTCGGCGTCTATCTCATCAAGTGTCTGCGGGATTATCAGGTCAATGGTCGAGGAGTCTTTCACTAACTTCGGGAGGAAGAGATACTTCTGCCAATTTCTGAAGGCTCCGGGTTCGAGTGTCTGGGCGAATTGCGGAAAGAGTTGCATCATGTCTCTCTTTTCCACAAGTTCCTTGTACTCCGCCTCTTTCGCAGAGTACACGTCTACCTTCGGAGGGGATTTGGTTCTAATGTCTCCGAGCTTAATGCTCTCGAAGCTCACTCCCGTCACCGAAGTCACTGCGATAATCTTCTCGTCTCCCTCTTTGGTGTGCCTGAGATACCTGTTGTACCAATGCTCCCAGAACTCCTTTTCTCCGATTTGGAGCACACGGCTTTGAAGGGATTGCGCGAGGTCGTTCACTTGTTGCTGTAGGGACGCTTCAGTTGCCGTTTGATTGCCCTTCTTAATCGGCTGGAAGGTCATACCTGTACCAATCGGGTCTTGGGCGGCACTCTTAATGAGTCCGAGAAACTGCAAGAGAGAAGCCGAGAGCGCAGGATGCTGTTGAAGTGCCTGTACTGCTTCCATGTCGTCTACTGGAATGTGCTGACTTATTTGCCTTTGGAAGAGCTGGGTTACGTCCTTGACCTTGTTCGGATTGTATTTATATATCGGGTTCGCCTCATCTTTCGCTGCGATGTACGCCAAGTTCATAAGCACGCTTTCTGCGCGGTGCATATCTTCGATGAGGTCAGGAATTGAGAAGGATACCGAGGAATGGGGCTCCCTGAAGAGCTCCTTGACTACCAGAGGCCACTTTGACCCACTGCCCTCTTCCTCGTCTCGGAGGTCGAGCTTCTGCTTCATAAGCACATTCCCGAATCCTTTATCTACCCACGCCACCATCTTGTTTCCTTCGTTGTCGGTCGTGTAAATCTCCAGAATCTGATATACATTACCTCCTTGCGTGTTGGAGAGTGAAGCGTCTGAGGTAGAGGTGAGCACCTTGGCTTGGTCTCGTTGCACCTTGAAGTTCCAGAGGTCTGCATCGTATCCGTTCGGAATCTGGTTGAGGTTCTTTACCCCGTCGATTACGCCATCTTTGATGAGTTTCTGCAACTCAAATCCCGGCTTAAGCACCCACTTCCAGTAATATCTCCATTGCTGATGACTTGCAAAGAACGGATCGCTTCCGAACGCAAGGGGATTGATTACCCTCGGGGTCATCATCTTCTTCTTTTTGTTCCATGCACCTGTTTCAATCAACCCTCTTCCGAAGAACAATGTGTCCCAAGTCCAGTCGTACTGATGGAGAGCCATATCCATCTCTCTGAAGTCGTTCACCGCGAGCTTATTCAATGCCTCAATCTTCTTGTAGTCCATCTCCTCGCTGGGGACGAATTTAATCTGAATCTGATGCTCGTAGAGGTTGCTCATCACCCTGTTGAAGAAGGTAAAGAGCATCTTCGAGGCGATATTCTCATCACCCCTTCGGAGATTATTAAGCAATTGGAGCTGTCTGACCTGCCTTAACTTCCTCGTGTAAAGGAAGTCTCTGCTTTCGGTATATTGGTTTTGGATTTGCGAGAGAAGTTGTGCGTCTGTCATGTAATAACAAAACCTCACGAGTTGTTATTGCCCTGACAGAATGGAAGGAAATGGGCGGAACTCAATTACCTATAATTATAATGTATTATCTATTTTCTTGCAATGCTTTCGCTGCGTTCATCGGTGTATCGTTCGTTGCTCCGATGATACTCCCGTGCTTCACCGCGGGCTTAGATACTGCCGTAATCGTGTAGAATCCGTCTTTAAGCGACTCAATAGTCAATTCCCTGTCCAGCACCCATCCGTCCTTGAAAAGCGTATCCTGAATCGTTTTAGAGTGGTATGCGAGGACTTCCTTGGGATCTGATTCCTTGGTGGAATCTGTCTGCACGATAAACGAGCGTATATTCCTTTCATCTCCGGATTCTTCATCCACTATCGGGGCGTTTTCTTCGTCCGTAGTCCGTACGTCGTGCCTATTCCACTTATATCCTTGTTCGTCAATCATTGTATTTTGCTGATGAAACTTAATAATCTTATTATCGTTTCAATCCTGAATATCACATAGAGGCTCATAGCCAATGCAATCGTTATCTTTAACCATTGTACGAACTTTTCATCTTTAGGCATCGTTTCTCCAGATTGACTTCATATTATCATGAAATGGTTTCATTGCATACATATCTTTCCACAATTCATCGTTGGTCATGTCTTTCTCCACTACTGCGGCGTATCTGTGAACGTCTGCGGCGTGCGAAGTCCAGTCATGCAGGGGAGCTTCTGACCACATCTGCTTGTCTTCGTTGAACTGCGTCCGGTAGGCAACTATCGCATCAAGGAAGTCTTCGCATTTAGCCTCGTCGATAAAGAGTCTTGACCAAAAGAGCTTTCCCTTGTCTATTCCGTTATCCACGCTTAGCATCGGGATAACCTTGAAATCAATGCCCTTCTCTCTTGCGGTGTCTATTCTGGTTCTTCCAGTGCTTATCTCGGTCGCTTTGATGTCGTGCGGGGCGAAATGACTCCCGTAAAGATAGGGTCTCTTTTGGATAGCCGCTATCCCATCAAACATTCCCTGTTTGCCCTCACCCTCCCAATAATCAATCATGTGCGTTTCATTGCCTACGCGCTGGTAGAAGCCAATAGCGAGAGCCTGACCTACTCCCAAGTCCCATACCGTATGCACGCGAAGATTCCTATCGTATGGCACAATTTTGATTCTTCCGTCCTTTCTCGCTTCAGCAATCTGCTCTGAATAAATAGCGCCTTGAATCGCGGCCTCGAAGCTACAGTGCCACTCTTGATTGAAAGTATCGAGCGTCATCTCTCCCTGCTCTACGAGCCTCAAATCGTCCTTGATAGCTTGGCGTAGGTTCTCGATAGTGGTTCCGGTTTCTTCCTTCAGAGAGTCATCGATTGTCTTAAATATCACCGTCCAGTCCTCGGGGTTTTTTAGTGCGTTCTTATAGGTTTTATAAAACGAGTCTTTTCCCTTCGGTGTTCCTAGGAATATGAAGTATCCGAGATGGTCAGCAAGACACTTAGACAAAACATCGGTAAACAGCGAGGGATTTTGCAACGGCCACTCATCTCCTGCCGCTCCCCATAAGGAAACTCCGCGCAAAGATTCGTAGTTATCTGAACCCGCGAGAAAGAGCTTAGATCCGTTGGGATACTTCACGGTCAGCTCTGCCTCGTTATATTGGATGCCCGGTATACCTGCGCTGATTTCTTTTGCGATATCCCAAGCAATTCTCTTTGTTTGTTTGTAAGTTGGCCCTACATAGGCAAACTGACTCTTCGATATTTTAATCGCATCTCTTTGAAGATGGTTTAATACTGCCGTGGTCTTTCCTGCTCTTCGGTGCAGAACCATAACTATCCATCTCTTCGTGGATTCGTGTAGTGTCTTTGCCCAATTACGGGGTCGATATGGTATTACGATTCTTGCCACGTTATTTCAAGAGGTTCTCCGTCTTTCCCGGTGAGTTCAGTTCTTTCGCTGTATCCCTCTCCCTTACCCAAGGTCTTTGCTACGAACTTGGCAGTATCTTGTGCGAGCTTCAAATCTTTTCCTTCAAGAGCTTCGTCGAGGACTTTCTCCGCCTTCCCTAGCATATTGAGCCTCCTCAACCTTCCTAGAAACCAAGGCTCTACAGTGATTTGATTCGCAGTGGATTCTTCGTAGCCAGCTTTTATTGCCGATTGCATAGCATTCCCGAAAGTTTCAGACTTAGGGTTTACATAAAGCTCCCAGCAAAGTTTTTGTCGGGGATCGAGAAGGTACTGATTTGCACCATTTGGGTTTGATTTATTGCCCATTCTATCTATATTTTACCACGTTTACCCGAATGTGACCATTGACTCTAATGTCATGTTGTTCTCCTGTAGTATCGTGCTGTAGCCTTCGCCGAGGTGGTGGAAGTAATTGTTGGTGTCCATGGCTACCTTATAACCTTGTTCTCGTACCATCATTCCGATAACTTCGGTGTCCATGATTCCTTTGTTGAGGTATTTCTTTGTCCATGGTTCCATCTTCTGGCCTTTCCAACTCTCTGGGGTTACGGGCAGGATTCCCTTTTTAATCACCATGATTCCTTTCGGGGCGCGAACTTCATGTACTCCTCCTGCGATTGACCCGAGGTATTGCTCTCCGAGTTCCGCCTTGAGTGTCATCTTCTTCGGTGCCATGCAGAGGATTCCTACGCGATCTAATTCCTTAATCCTTTCAATGATGTTTAAGATTCCGTCGGGGCTCATTGAGATAACATCGTCATCGCTTACTACGTAGTATCCGCTTTTAGAGGTGTATTCTGCGGCGAGAAAGCGATGAAAGAGTGGTGCTCTTATCGTCATCGGAACCATACCAGACATGAGCAAGCTGTTTTTGGCAAGCTCGAAACAATACTCTCGGTGCTTTGAGGGTTCTGCAATTGTCGTGATGAAGCTATCGAGAATCATAATTTCTTTGGGTTTTCCTCGACGATAAATGCCTCTGTGGTGATAAATAATCCTGAGATACTCACCGCGTTTTGCAGGCAAAGTCTGACCACCTTGAAAGGATCAATAATCCCTGCGCGTATCATATCTCGTTCCACTTTTTCCTTTTTTACATTATACCCTGATTTCGGGGTTCTGAGTAGCTTCAGGATGTCTGTCGGGTTCTTGCCTGCGTTGCGCATAATCGTAAAAAACGGGTATTCTAGCGCGTTTTTGAGGATAGTAAGCCCTTTATACTCATCTCCTACTAAACCGAGCGTTTTGAGGTGTTTTTTGGCGTTTAAGAGGGCTATCCCACCTCCGACGAGTATCCCCTCCTCCATAGCCGCCTTAGTTGCGGCGATTGAGTCCTCTACGCGGTCTTTCTTTTCGTTGATTTCGCTCTCGGTTGAACCTCCTACCTTGAGAATCGAAACCCCTCCCAACATTCGGGCAATTCTTCCCCTGATACTTTCCTTCTCGTACTCGGCGTCACAGAGTGCAATCTCTCCGCGAAGTTGCTCCACGCGATTATCGATATCTTGTTTCACTCCTCCTCCTTCGATAAATAGGGTGGTGTCTTTCTTGGATACTATCTTTTTCGCGGTTCCTAGCTCGGAAAGCTCGGCGTGTTCGAGGGTTTTTCCTGTGGACTTCGTAATGAGCGTGGCTCCGGTGACCGCGCAAATGTCTAATAATAACTCGCGCTTCTTCTCTCCGATACCAGGCGCACGCACGGCGAGAGGAAAGATAACTCCCTTCATCTTGTTGCCGATGAGTCCGCTTAATACCTGCTCGTCGTAATCTTCCGCAATCACACAAACCTGTTTCATTCCTGCCTTGATTGCCTTCTCGAGAATCGGGGCAAGTTCGTTGAATGAATTTACCTTGTAGTCGCAGACGATGATGATTGCATCTTGAAGATGCGCTTCCTTTTTTTCGTTATGGGTAATAAAGAACCCCGAGGCGAATCCTTTTTCTACCTGAAGTCCCTTGACTACTTCCTTGCTGTAGCCGAGGTTTGCGCTCTCCTCGATGAATACCACGCCGTCTTTTCCTATCTCGTGGAAGATGTCTGCAATCATCTCTCCGAGTTCTGGGTCATTTGCCGAGATAGTGGCAACTTGTCTGAGTTGCTCCTTGGTCTTTAGCTGGGTCTTTTTCTTAGAAAGATGCTCGAGGACTTTCTTCGCTCCCTTCTCCATGCCGGAGCGCATGAGTATCGGGTCGGCGTGGGTGTTCATAAGTGCCTCGGTGATGAGGGCCTGTACAAGTACCGCCGAGGTTGTGGTTCCGTCACCTACTTCCTGCGCGGTCTTTTCTGATGCCTCCTTTACGAGCTTCGCGCCGATGTTCTCTAGCTCATCTTCTAGGTCTATTGCCCGTGCAACTGTTACTCCGTCTTTTGTGAACTGAAGCCTGCGATTCAGATTCGCAACGATGACATTCTTTCCTTTGCCTCCGAGCGTTGCCTTGATGGCGTTCGCAGTTGCGTCAACGCCCTTCTTTATTTGCTCCTTCGCTTCGTTGAAGTATATTTTCTTAGTCATAGCCATATAACTTTTTTATCTTTAATTTTCCAAGCACCTGTTTTATATTCAGGATGCAAAAAAGCATATCTTTTAACTCTTTCTTTATTCGCTAAGTCGAAAAATAGTAATGATTTTTGATAAAAGTAATTGACACACATTTTATAAAGAAAAAAATACCACCAAATTTTTATAGTATATATATGTTTCATACCTTGAAAAATTGACCCTCTTTCGCGTCGACAAAAATCAACTTCTTTCCGTTGTAGTCGTGAATCTGCGCGTCATAGACTCCAAACACCACGATGGTATCTCCTTCCTTTACGTGAGTTTCTTCCCCTGCGCCGACAACTACTGCTTCGAGGTATTTGTGTTTTGCTTCTGCGGCCATCACAAGACCAGACTCGGTTTTATTTTCCTTGAGCGTTACTTCCGCGAGGATTTTTTGGTGTGCGGGTATCATTTTGTTTGATTTAATAATGTTTGGATTTCGTGATTATACGTCTGATTTAGAGTGTTTTCCTTGTCCACTACATTAAACTTCACCACGAGGAATCCCGCGAAGATTACTCCGAGTACATATACCACCCCAAGAGAAAATACTACACATCGGTATACCCTCTGCGAACCTACGAATCTGCTTAGGTTAAACATCTTGAGAAACATTCCGCCGATCATAAGATTTTGCACGATATTCATAGCCACTCCGATGTGGTTGTTTCCTTGCCCCCATAGGAATTTTATATATATGTAAGCGTCAAGTAGTGACATGGGCTTCTTTCTTTTTATTAAATGCTTCCCACAGCTGGGCGAGGATGCCGTCTACGACCCTTTGGGCTTCTTCTTTCGTGGAGGCGAAAAACGCATCGTTCGGAACCAATACTAGCTGGGCTTTCGGTGCGGGAATTTCTGGTTGCGTGGCAAGAAATGGGATGTCTTCCTTATCCCGTTGCTCCTTTCTTTCCGCATAGGTGAGTCCTCCGAAGTCATAGTCGAATCTTCCGCATACGTAATACCAGTCCATCTCATTAAATCGTATCTTCTCCATATCGACTTCGAGAAAAAAGTCCCTGAGTATCCTCGTGACGAACGGATTGAATAAGAGAAACAAGCTCGTGGCTTTGAGGGCGAGTTCCCACTTGGTCGCTACGTCCATAAATTGCCTTTGTTCTTTCGGAATTGTGGCGAATGTCCTCTCTCGTTTAAGCCCTATCGTTAATACTCTGAGAATCTCCTTACGAGCATTTTCCTTTATGCGTGCAATATCTAATACACCGAAAATATCCTGCGCTCTGTAGCGATATGCGTTATCAAATTCGTACGCCATTACGAGCGAGTAGAGGAATTTCACCGAAAGCGCCTTAAGGACTCCCTCGGGGAGTTTTTCTATAAGCACCTTTCCTGCGCGGAGTATTTCTCGTGCGCTTACACAGAATCGTATGTCGTCTATCTGGTGCTTACCGAATCCTGCGGCGTAGATATTCCCGAAGTGAATTACGAGGTCTCCAGCGAATTTCATCTTCATCTTCTTGGGAAGAAGAAGCATGAGCGGAACAAAGTATCGTAGAGGTGATTTAGAGAAAAGCTCCGGCAATGAGATGAGCGATCGCTTGTACGAAGCATTGAGGTCTACTATCCGTTCATCGGGGTAGCCTTGGTAGGGATATTTGTATCCCTGTAGGTAGGTGAACACCCCTCCCTCTGTGGGATGGTCAATCTTAATGACATTCACCCTCGAACACTCTAGGCTCTGGCAGAATGGCGCATCGTCAGCCATTCCATGATTACATTTGATGCAGTTCTTCACTATATTTGGCAGTTAGGCAGTTTATTACCTATATTATACCTACTAATCGGTAATCGTGCTAGTGATTTATCTCTCGGTTATCCCCAAATTCTTTGCCGTAACGTCTTTGGCTCGTTCAATGACCTCTTTCCTGACGAGTGATTCTTAAAAATATCCTCAATTTCCTCTTTGGTCTTCCCTTGTTTCCACCACCTATTCATAAAAGTTGCTGTTTTCTTATGGCATTCGACACAAAGAGTTCTGCCATTATTCACGTCCAGACGTAACCTTGGAAAAAAAGCAAAGGGATAAATGTGGTCAGCGTTTAATTTACCGCCTCGTTCGCCACAATCAAGACACCTCCAGTCATCGTGTTTGAATACGGATTCACGCCACAACTTCATTTCTATACTACTTCTTATTTTTTGATTTTCCGAAGTAATGCCTCCCTTCCAAAAATGAGATTTATCACCTTTTTGAATTTCGCTCAATTTTCTTCTGGTCGCTTCAGAAAGTTTCTTTCCTTGATGAGCATTAGACATATTTTTCTTTGCTTCTTTAGAAAATACGCCACCCTTATTCCATGGAATTTTCCCCTTACGGGATTCGCTCATCTTTAATCTGGTTTCGGGAGAATTTATATAACCAAATAACAACTTTTTCTCTTTACGAACATCGCTGATTGAACGGCGATGTTCTATCGAAAACTTCTTGCCTTTATGGGCATCGCTCATCTTTTTTCGAGTTGCTTTACTATGTGCTTTGTGTATATAAATTCCCATTGGCATATATTATTGTTTTAAGATGAATTCTATAGATTCTCTCGTATATCCCTTGCTCAAAAGATGCGCCACTTCCCAGCGACAATTTGGGGAATATCGGTTATAGAAGTAGGTTACTATTTCGTAAAATTCTTCTTGGGTGTATTTCATATGTTTTTTTGGTTCCCATTCTTCGTAACATCCGAGGATAAGTTGCCATAGGGAGTTCTGCTCCCCTACGCTTTCGTTGCAACCGAGGCAGATAACACGACAGTCATTCACGCCCATGCCTTTCCATTTCGCCCTGCAACATCTTGTGCGGAATCGGTATTTCATTTTGTATTGAGCGGGTATTCTATATCTTCCTTAATTGGGTAGCTAATGTTTTGCAGGCCCCTCAATCTCTTGTCGAATGTGCTGCTTCTTCCGCAATTCCTACAATTACTAAACATCCAACACATATCTCTCGATGATTCGCCACTTATCGTATGGCCAAACTTCTTAAGTCTAAATCTTTCATAATGATGCGCCCCTATCCAGCACAGAAACTTGTCGGGGATATACTCATACATTGGGTAAGTGTTCTCTGCAATAGGCGTACGCCATCCAAGCGAGGGAGTTACAGCCTTCTTTTTGGCAGGTTTCAGGTTCTTCGGTCATAGAGGTTGGTGAAATTCTCTGTGATGCGAAACGCAGAGAAATACTGCGAAGAGGGCGTTCCGATAATTCGGGTGATGTCCTTGAGTTGTTGTTTCGGGGCAGTCGGTTATCTGGCACTTCTTCGGTTTCTTGATGATTCCTTTCTTGAGGGCGCAATTCAGCGCGACTCTTGCTTCTTGCTTGCCGGGGTATCGTGCCTCTGATGCTTTTATCGTGCGCCTTGTTACTTCTGCGCCTTTCGGGGTCTTGCGGTACTTACGCATCCTTTCGGAGCTGCACTCGGTACAGAGGTAATACTGGATTCCCGTTTTCTTGTTGTAGAAGTTCTTGTGCAGATTCTCTGTACTTCGGCACTTCGACATGATGCAGTAGCGTTTGTGTGTCATATCTCTATCGTATCATAGTTACGCCTACACGCAATGTGGATAACTCAATTCTCAAGATACGCCTCGATTTCTTCCCATGTGCCGTTTGTGTAGAGGTCTATGAGTTTCAGGTAGTGATTCGTATCGAGAGAGATGTATTTTCCTCGAAGGAGGTACAG